TTCCTTTAAGCAGTTCACCTGATCCTCTATACACAGAGTAATCAATTCCTATGCCCCCTCCTGTCATCAAACAGGATTCAGTCTTCCAAGAAAGATCAGCCCAATCTTCTCGTGTATCTTCTTCAGCCTTTAAAAGAAAACAATTATTAAAAAACTTATTCTCTCGTCCAGCATAATAAAGATACCTACCGCCCGGAATAAACTTTAAGTCGCTGATTATATTAGATAATTCATTTACTTCATCTTCCGATAAGATCTCACCACACACATCAACTGCTAGTGTTCTAGCAAGATCAGTCCATGTTTCGCATCCTTCGTGTTGGTATTTCTGCTTGAATATTGTCTCGCTAAATTCAGATCTGAACATAGGATTTTCATTACTACGCCATGTAGACATAATTTATCTCTCCTTTAGAAGTTAAATTTAAACTATAAGTTATACAGTTTATTAGCTAAATTACTACGTACAACCCATATATGAGTCTTCCCGACTGTTTCTCTCTCTGACCAAACATCAAAGTTAGTGAAGCCATGTTTCCTATAATACCTTTTTATATTATCAATAAGAAATTTGGTTTTCTGCTTGGATTCCAGATAGTTATGTTTAGGATTCGGGTTTATTTTCAATGGGTTGGACACTTTCTTTTACCTTTTTTATTAAAAGTTTTAAATAGAACTCAGACTTTTCTAAGTCTTGTAAAGGAGTACCCTTATAATTATATCTCCAAAGATATTTAAGAATGTTTCCTTTTAAGTAGCCACAGAATTCTTCTGGTTCCATGCTTGCTTCGATTGCACAGATGGCTTCGATATTTTTTCTGTTGTAGTGTGGTGGATTATTAACCATGTCATCCGACATCTCTCTCTCCTTCTTAGTTTTTACTAGCGTTTAAAAGAATATTAATTCTTCGGTATGTAAACTCTCTTTCACCTTTCATAATTAATTTAAAGTATCTCCTTGCGTAGTCAGGATCTATTCCTGCTAACTCACAGATAGGTTCAAAAGTCGAAGCCGTTACACAGTCAGGTAACGTGAACCACTTTACTGCACAGTTCCTATCAGCAACAGCAGAACGAGGTTCACCCTCATACTCTGGTTTAGTAGCGTCTAATAAAGACTGTAAAAATACTGCTATAAACATAACTCTTTCTGGACTTGTCCTTTCTAACGTCTCTTGGTCTTCATTAAAAATATACGTACTTGAGAATGTTTCCCAAGCTCCTTCATCTCCACTCTGAATAGGGTCCGTATCTTGAACCGAAATAGATACGGTGATCGACTTCTTGCTGTGTTCTGGTCTGTGTTTCTTTTTCATTAATCCAACTTTCAGGAATAGTCTCTCTTGCCCACATAAAGCTATGGTTCGTTGCCCATGTGCCTAATGTAGTAGGACTATTCTTCCTAATCTTAACGTCAGCATCCATAAAAATGAACCTAATGTCAAGTGTTGGGTTACTGCTTCTAACAAACACCATCTTCTTCCTGTCTTTCAGAGGGAACCAACCTTTACATTCAATACATATTCCATTATCTAAAACAATATCTGGGGTGTAGGTTCGGTATGTCTCAGGCACAATGTAATCTATCTTGTGAGGTTCATAAGAACCTGAATGATTCCGTTCAAGGAGATCATCATAGACACGGCCTTCAAACTTAGACCTAAAAGTTGGGCGTGAGTTCTTCGACATTCGGAGTCTTCCTTACCTCAGTTAAATACCTAGCACCGTTAGCGTAGTTAAATCCTCTTAACCCCACACCATCATTAGCATCTTCCCAACAATCAAACTTGAACCTGCAATAGGAACAACCTGTAGCTAGTTTCATGTTACCTGATTGTCCATCAGGAACAGCGTCATAACATTTTTCAGGTGGCGTGTCTTTGGACAAGGCATCTTTTAAATATTTAATTCTTTCTTCAGGGTCAATCATCTCCATCTTATGCAACGGCATACATGTTACTTCACCTGTTTGTTTATCCATTACAATGAATGCAGCTTCTTCATCTTTTTCTTTATGTGCATAAGCAGATATCTGACCAACATAACCAAATGGATCATCTTCAGTTAGCCTATGATTTTTAAATTTACTGAATGATCTGCCTGATGCAGATTTAAAATCAACAAGAACCCCATCAACTCTACCATCCTGATGTCCAGTGATCCCATCTATCTCATGTTCTTTCTGTTGTTCTTCTACCTTGTGTCCAGAAGACTTGAGAAGAAGAACAAGTAACTCTTCGATGATATGACCATAAAGAAACTTTAATCTTAAACTATAGTTAATATACTCTGGTTCAGTATCATCTCTAGACTCGTACCATAGTTGTCTAGCTGGTTTCCCTATCGAAGACATACGTAAGACCACTCTCTTCTCTTCACTTACAGCTTCAGTAAAGGAAGAGGTGATAGCTTCAGAAACATTATCACAAAAAACTTTAAGGATATCAGCAGGTGGAGAGGAACCCTCATCCCATAAAGTCTGTAGATCTTGTGGTATTGTGGAGATATTCTTCATACTATCACCTCTGTTTTACGGATTAAAGTGGAGAGTCTTCGACACGACCCTCGTCAGTAAACCCACCTTCGACAACATCAAAAGAACCAACGTCATCACCTGAATTAGGATTATCATATGCAACTAGAGACACAACCTGTACTCCTTGCAACAGAAACATTTGAAATCCTGTCTTGGTGGTTTTAGATGTGAACTTAACGTTTACATCAGAACCATTACCTAATGTATGATACATCTCATCAGCACATTGATTGTTATTAGCATCGACAAGAGGGGGCTTGGGATTAAGCTCACCGTTATAGTCATAGCCATATGCTTTAAGTGTAACGAAGTCACCCTTGATTCCTGCATTAGCTTTACCAGACTCAGGGTCATCAGTCTTAACTGTTAGACCAATGTCTTTAGCAATCTTTAGATTTTTCTTATCAAGATTACCGACATCCATAGAATAACGTTTATCATCGGGTGACATTGGACTCCCCATTGGGGTGTGAAGTTTAGGCCAATAGGCTTTTCCAGAAATTACTGGCATGGTATTAATCCTTTTCTATTAAGTTTCAAATAAGTTTCAACAATTTTAGTATGCTACAATTAAAGCACCCGATAGAGTTAGTCAAGAAAAAAATTCAATATCGTGTAACTTTTTTATCGGCAGGTTGTAGCAGTCTGCTACGACTATGTAACCATTGTCACCCTCCTGTTCTCCTTTCTTATAAAACTTTGCTTCATCAAAATACTTTTCCTTTTCTATCCAACCAAGCACCCATCCTTTTTCTAAGGTGCGTAGCATTCTTGCAAACACATACACATCACACTTCTGTTTAGTGTTATAAGCTGCTACTGAACACATGTAATAGTCACGAGGTTTTACTGTACAACTCTTAGTCTTTACATCTATGGTACGGTCACCGACTTTAAGATCATAGTCGTAAGTGTTTGACACAACACTATCTTTTAGGAAGTCAGCTACTGCAAACTCACCTAAGAAACCCATCGTGTTTCCTTTACCTTTTGTAATAGAGTTACGAAGCGTACCCATCTCTTCTGACTTGCTGTTAGCTTTGTTAACCCAATCTCTTTTAACTTCAAATTCATCTATCATGGTCTATGTCCATATGGTTCGGCTTCGTCACCGTAAAGAACAATACATCCTCTTGGACCTTCTTCACAGTTAGGATAGCTAAAACAGGCTATATGATTATCATCGTGTAACTGATTTATAATTTTTTCTAACTCTTCAATTCTATATTTTAATAGATGAGTTAACTTTTTATATTGTTTTGTTTTTACCACTTCTTTTAAGTATCTCTCTTTGTAGCTTTTGTTTCTCTTCATATCAGTGTGTCTCTGCCCAGTTCGATCCAATCTTTGCTTCGCTGTCAAGAGGGCATCTGACATCAAGGCTTTTCTCTGTGTCTTTCATTGCAATCTTAGTTATGTTACAGAACTCTTCCGCATCATTCTTGTGTACTTCAAACTGTACTTCATCGTGTATGTTGGCTACAGGATTAGCATCAAGACCTTTAGTCTTTACCTTATGTGTTATGTGACAGAGCCACTCCTTACAGATGATAGCCCCTGCTCCCTGTAGTAGCGTGTTCACGGCAGAGTGAGAGCTTTTAATGTGAAAGTATCTACCGTCAAGACCCTTCACCATGTTAGTTGATTCGGCTTCCAAGATTGTTCGTTCTCTGAAACGAGATAGCTTTGGCATCGAAGAGAGAAACTTATCAATTAATCTTTGACCAGTACCTGCATCCTTACCAACGACAGAACCTATCTTGGCACTCCCTGCACCGTAAAGAAATGCATAGATAAAAGTCTTGGCTTGATCTCGTGTCTCAAGACCAGCCATACGTTGATTAGCTGAGTGTATGTCACCATTAAGTATCTCATCAATGTACTCTTTGTCATCAATGTAGTGAGCTAAACACCTCAACTCCAAGCCAGACGCATCTGCACCCACTAGTCTGTGTGTCGTAGGATGTTCTACTGTCCAACACTCACGGCACTCAGGTCCGTAAGGAGAGTATACTGCCGGTATCTGTGCCATGTTAGGAGAGTTATGGCTCATACGATTTGTAACCGCACCTATTGTGATGACGTTACCGTGTACTCTGCCAGTATCTTGGTTGATAGCCTTGACCCAAGACGAAGCTTGTGCGCTTCTCTTCCGTAACAACATGTATCTTCTTATGTCTTCAGCTTCTGGTATGGTACATTCTTTTAACGTACCTTCATTGACAACAGGCTTACCTGTTTTCTCAGTAAACTGTGTAGGTTTCCATCCACGTTTCATTAACCTGTCACCTATTTGTTGTCGGCTCTGTGGGTTAAATGGATGTATCTTTGTTTTTGTTTTCATTACTTCTATAGTTGGTTCGAAAGTATCAACTAACTTTTCATTAAGTATTCCAGACTCATCGTCCAGTACTGCTAATAAACTGAGTACTTTTTCTTGATCAATAAAGAACCCATTGTTCTTTTGTAAATCGAGCAGTCTTCTAACTGAATGCTCAAGCTTCACGCAATGCTTTGACCACCCACGCATAGCTTCTCTAAGATGTAGGTATACCTTCTCTGTTACTTCGACATCACGTATACAGTACTGATGCATCTCCGCTGTGTATTCTTTAAAGGACTCAGGCGGTGTCATCTTAGGAAACTTTAGTATGTCTCCCCAGTTAGCCAGACTATTACCACCTTCGCGTATAGGATTGTTTAACTGAGCAGCAATCAACGTGTCTATGATCTGTGCATATGGATACTTGATATTCCAAAGCTTTTGCAGGACAGGCATGTCAAAAGATATACCGTTATGCATGATGAGACATTCTGTCCTATCCAGAAAAGATTGAAGCTTGGCTTTATCCCACTCACGAAAGTAGTGTATCCATCCAGTATCTAGATCTTTACAGACAACAAGATGGATACGCTTGGCATCCAATCCATCTGTCTCTATGTCAAGTACTGCTTTCAAGACTCTTTATCCTATCGTGTTCTATACGGTGACAGTTAGCGCATAACATAATGCATTTGTCTAGTTCTTTTTTTACTTTCTCCCAAGAACAAGTAGACTTATTTGAAATATGAAAGTCTTTTTCAGAAGGATCAGGATGATGAAATTCAAATACTTCTAAGACTTCAAACGACCAACCACAGTGGTGACAAGCTGATCCTTTATAAGACACAGCATTGGCTTTTAAAAGTGACCTTCGTTTTCTCTGATATATTTTACGATACTCAGATTGGTTAGATGGTTTTGTTTTCCAAGACATACATCTATTCCATCACACTATCAAATAGACTTGCGTTATCTGAAGGAGTTGATTCTTCTTCGTCCTCGTCGGGGTTCATCTCACTACTGTCGATCTCTATCTGTCGCCCAGTGTTCCTGTCATATCTAAGGTAAGAAGCAGGGCCAGTATCACCACTGAACCTGTTCTTTAAAACACGTATCAAGGTAGTGTTTCTTATCTGCTCATCTTCATTCTGAGAGTCACGTTCCAATCCAAGTACCATGTCGGACAGTTGTGCGATACCTTGTGACCCACGTAGATGACTAAGAGATACTTGACTACCACCTTCATGCCCATCACCTGCTATTCTTTTGAGATGTGTTACCACTCCAAGATGTATGTTGAGTTCCTGTACAAGCATACGTAGCTTGGTCATCACTTCATCTATAGCTCTTCGTTCATCACCGAAGTCTTGAGATGATACAACGATTGAGATGTGATCAAGGAATATAAACTTACAGTCTAATCCCTTTGCCATGAACCTTACTCTAGAAAGAAGCTGATCAATACCCCAAGAACCAAAATGATCAAAAAGAAATACCCGTCTATCCATTGATAAAGCATCGAATGCCTCCTTAAACTCTGAATCAGAATACTGACACGTTGGTAAATGTAATGGCTTGTTTGCATGGATACCCATAAGAGCCAAACCTGTACGCTTAACACTTTCTTCAAGAAATAACATACCTACATTGTAGTTACTTTGTGTAAGTACATGATAGGCTAACTCTCGTACTGTTGTAGACTTACCTGCACCAGTACCTGCCGCGAATGTACATAGTTCACCTAACCTCATGCCATATGTAAGTTTCTGAGTTCCGTCCCACGGATAATCGACTGAGATAATGTCTTCCTTTTCACTCAGTGAATCCCACATGTCTGAAAGACAAATGATTCCTTCAGGGGTGTATTGTTTCTTGTTGTTAAACCATTCAGAAACAAAATCTTTTGATTTGTTTGCAACAAGATACTCGCATGGGTCTTTAAGTGCTGTTGTAAGTATGTGACATTTGCCGGGACTGAATAGATCAGCAACGTCTTGAGAAGCCTTCATTCCTACCTTGTCGGAGTCGAAGCAGATAACAACATTTTCAAATGAATCCAGAAACTCAAGAGATCGTTTACAGTCTTTAAGAGCAGACCCTGCACCGTTGCGTATAGATACGACAGGATAGTTACCTAACATCTGATGAGCCGCTAATGCATCTAACTCACCCTCACATATGGTGATGTACTTAGAAGGACTACTGAACAGCTGTTGTCCAAACAAACTTGTAACAGGCCAACTACCAGTTGTACGAAAGTCTTTCTTCTGCACATCTCGTATTTTATAAGCTGATAACTTGTTGTTCTTGTCATAGTATGGGTAGTTGTGGTGACTAACCTGACCTGTCTCGTCTTTATTAATCGTTACATTATATTTCTTACAAGTTTCTAAAGTAATACCACGAGTAGATATTGCTTCGAATGATCCTTGTTGTGTTGTGATAGTGTTGTTTTGTATTGCTTTGGCTACTGACTCAGCCATGTTGTTATCTCCTTCTTTTCTTGTGTAAGTGTGGCAAC